TCGTTGCTGCTATGGGCGCTGATGCTATCGTTCCAGTTGCTGCTAATGGTAACTACGGTGGCGTATATCACCCACAGGATATCGATGCTATCCACAATCAAGGATACATTAACATCTTTAGAGGAACTCCGATTGTTCAGATTCCGCAATCATTTGTTGATGAGAACAACGTAGAGACATGGATTGACCCACAACTTGCTTATGTACTGCCTACAGGTGGTGAGAGAGTTGTTAAGGTTGTATTTGAAGGAAATACACAAATGTGGGATTTCGTCAATGCAGACCAGTCTATGGAGATTCATACTTATAGAAAGATTGGTACAGCTATTCTTGCTTACCACAATTGGGCTATCTATAAGAATGAAGGAATCACTCAGACATATAAGGAGATGTATCCGAACGTATAATGAGTTAGATAGGGGAGGGGTTCATTCCCCTCCCTATATTTATTTGAGTATGTAGTTGTTGAATGTAGAAGTGCGCGGCTGCAACCTCCTTTACGGGACGGTTGAACTTACCTATAAAATAAGTTGAGCCCGCGCAGACTACGTACTACACCTACGAATTGGAGTTAAAAGGAGTATTAAAATGGATAAAAAGGTAAAGGTTGTAAGTTTAGTTTCGCAGAGGGTTGTACTGACTGTACCTGACATCAGACTTAGAAGAGTTTGGGAAAGAAAAGGTGCAACTATGGTAATCCCTTTTGAACAATTAGAAGAGGCTATGTATAGTCCTGGAGTAGAGAATCTGTTTAAGAACGGTATTCTCGGTATTGATGATATGGAAGTTAAGATTGCACTGGGTCTTGAGCCAGAAGATGCGAAGGAACCAGTAAATATTATTACGCTGAATGATGACCAGAGAAAGCGTTATCTTAAGGTAATGCCGGTAGCAGAGTTCAGACAGAAGATAAAAGAACTTCCAATTGAACAAATTAACGAACTGGCCGCATATGCTATTGCAAACGAAATTATGGATTATGATAAGTCCGAAATTATTCAGCAATATGTAGATGTAGATATTGTAAAAGCCATTAAGTTAAATAGGGACGACCAAGCCACAGTAAAGGAGAAATAAAATGGCTTCAGTCTATGACGTATATGAAGCATTTTTATCAAAAATGCTTGAAGACGAATGGTTAAATTGGACAGATGAAGAAAGAGAACAAGATTGGCGTACCTTATTAGATGCGGCGATTCCTTATTTTAAGTTTCCTAGAGTTAGCTTGGAAATCCAGGATGATATGTTTGTAGATGAGAATGTCAGTAATGAAGAGATTCAAATCCTTGCAACCTATATGAAATGCGAATGGCTTAATCGTACAATTATGACATGGGAAAATGTTAAGCCATTGTACGTGGAAAGGGACTTTTCACAAGCTAATTTAATAGATAAGTTAAAACAATTACTTGAAAGAGAGGAATATAAAGCATTGAAGCTTGAGCGTATTTATTATCGCTCGCGCAAAGGAAAGCCATTTACTTATAGACAACTGGCAGGAGAATAAAATGAAATATATTCCCGGTATGGATGAAGGATATGCGAATAGTTTGAAAAATAAACTATTTGGCTTACTTTGCGAGTACGAGAAGGGAAGAGAGTGGGAGAAGTTTTTAGACTCAATTATTATTGAGTTATATGGCTTTGAGCCAGAGGAAAGAACTATTAACTATTATACTCTGTTTCATAAGATTTCCTCTTTGAGATATTTACGTTATGAGTATTTTAGAAGTACAATTTTCGATTGTATGTCTTTACTTTCTAAGCAATCGGAGGTAGAAGATGGGATACTATGAGGATGTGTATTTAAAGAGGTTGAATCATTATGGAGTAGACTTTCAGTCTCGTATACAAGGACAGAGAGAAGAGAATTTTAGAAGACAGTTGGCGAAGTCGGTTTATTATGTGGAGTTTGAGTATGAAGGCGTGATGCGCGAAGGTGAACTTACACCAATGCGGCAGAACGAGACGAAAACAATGCAGTATTTACTGACGGATGTACATTTGGATATGCCGAATGGAACTGTTTTATGGATTCCAGATAAGGATGAAATTTTATGTCCTTGGCTTATTTATTATTTAGAAAGTATTAAGGCTAGTGGATATAATAGATATATTGTTTTAAAAATGACGCATTATCTGCAATGGAAAGACAGACAAGGTAAGAAGCGTAGTACTTGGGCATATTTTTATGGTCAAGAAGACAATATGTTAAAGGATGAGTTAAAGTCAAGAAGTAGAAGTAAGGTTTTATATACAGAGAACTTAAAATTAAGTTTCTTTATTATTCCTTTTAATGAGAATATTAGAAAGGATGATTATTTAGAACTTACTAGAGGAAAACTTACGGAAGCTTATGTAGTGACGGGCTATGATATTCAGTCAACTCCTGGAGTTGAATTTGTATCAGTAGACCCACAGTACATAAGAGATAAAAGTGAGCCTCCTATTCAGAACGCCAGTGATAGTGCTGATGATTTCTATTGGTTAAATAGGGGAGGTGAAGAATGAACGTAAGAGATTGTGCAGATATTGGAGTTAATGCTCAATATATTGTGAAGAGACTTTTAGCGAATCAGAATCTACTTAAGCTATTGTATTATACAGATAAAGACCCTTTAAGTCATGAAGATTTAACTCCTGAACAAATACAAAATGAAGTTTTTGAAAAGCTAGTTAAAATTGTACCGCGCGTTGGTCCAAAAGAAACGGCTCACTCAATTGTTGCACTTAGAATCGCGCGAGCCCGTGGTTTAGCATCAAATAATGAGTTCAAAAACGTTATGATTAGTTTAGAAGTATTTGTTCCAATGACTCAATGGATAATTAAAGATACTAATTTAAGACCTTTTGCTATTATGGGGGAAATTCAGAAGTCCTTAAATGGTAAAAAGATAGAGGGTCTGGGTAAGTTAACAGGTGGAGATTTCAGTTTGAACTTTTTAACTGAGGAAATCTCTGCTTACGAACAGACCTATGTTCTAACTTCCTATGATTGATGATAGAATACTGCTTGGTTTTCCGATTGATTTCCAAGGGGTTTGTAAAGTCTATCCCCCAACAGTAAATGATGTGGTTGGTAATAAGGATTTTTCGATTTACCAATCACTTTTTACTATTACACAGGAAGAGTTAGACAAAGCATTTCTCCAAGATGAGAGGGTTACGCAGGTTCCAACTCCATTTCAATATTTGTTGATTAATTATCATCAAGATGAGGGAGTTAGAGAGAAAATTCACGAGGCTTTTAACCAGTTTGTGCGCGAGCCCGTCACGATTGTGCCGGAGATTGAGATGTTACTGATTGGAAAGAGTGAAGATGAATTGGACCCAAATGTGGATTTAGAGAATCCAAGACTACTTACAGCAGAGAACTATTTTGAGTTTCAGAATCTAATTCGCACTGTTATGGGGGTAGAAATGGAAAAACCACCAGACCCAGAAGAAGAAAATTTAGACCCGCGCATTAAGCGGTATAAAATGAAAATTAAACAGAGTGAAGAAATTTTAAAGAAAAAGAGGGCGAAAAATGCGCCGACTTTTGGAACTTTATTAACTGCAATTTGTTGTATGGGAATTGGGTTAAATCCACTTAATATTGGAGAGATAAGCTATGCGTGCGTTCATTGGTTAATTTCAATGGAACAGCAAAAGGAAGAGTATGATATTGATATACGTGCACTTCTTGCTGGTGCGGATAGTAAAAAAGTTAAACCAAAATATTGGATAAAAAATATAGACGAAAAAGAATTATAGGAGGCTATTTAATATGGCAATTATTCTTGATAAATATGCTATTAAAGAAGTTGCTGACGTTATGTTCTATGAGCTTGACTCAAAGGGCGCACCTTCTGCTCCAGTACTTTATCTTGATACTCTGAAGACTTCAACTTTAAGCCAAAGTTCAGAGACTGTAGACGCTAGAGGTGGTAAAGGTAATGTTAAGTTACTTACTTGGGATACTAATAAAGAACTTACATTAGAGCTTACAGATGCGCTGTTTAGTGCTAAGTCTCTTGGTATCATGTTTGGTGGTACTATGAAAGATAATTCTGTTGGCGGTCAAGAAGTATTAAAAACTTTAAAGTTTAGTGATGTTACTTCTGCTACTGGTAATAATTCAACAAATTATTGGAAATTTATCATTAAAGACGTTACTTATGCAATTGACAAAACTAAATGTACTTATTTTGTATATGTTGCAGGCGAAACCGATCCATCACCTGTAACTGTTGCAAATGCTACAAAAGGTACTCCAGACCCATGGGATTTTGTTACTTTTGATTTACTTGACGCTGTAACTGTTGCTGCAGATGGTAGTATTGGTTCAACTGGTATTGTATCAAATGGTATTACAATTGATATTACTTCTAATTTCAATTCAAATACTTATTATATCACTGGCGATACATATGCTAGAAATTTCCAGTCTGGTCAAGATGAATTCTTACAATTTATTATTCCAAAGGGCAAGGTTTCTGCCGAGGATGTAAGTCTTACAATGGAAGCTGATGGCGATCCAGCAGAATTTGCTATGACTGTTCAGTGCTTAAAAGCTAATGATGGCTCAATGGTTAAACTTGTTAAATACAGTCTTGGTGAAAGTGGTACTGGTGATGCTATTAAGAATAAGGGTGTTGCTTCTGTATTAGATCATTATAATGGTTCAAATCAGCGTGCAGCTTATGCAGCAGTATCTTCTGGTGATGCTTGGGATGCTTCGACTATTACATCATCTAGTGGTTCATTAACTGAAGGCGCTAGTGTTACTGATGAAAATTAATTAATAAAATGAACTTTAATGGTGGAGAGGCGGCAACGTCTCTCCTCATTTTATTTTAGGAGACTTCAATGGATAATGAATTCGGTATGCAAGAGCTGTACTTTGTACAGTTAAAATCCACTTATCCTATAGAGATAAAAGGTAAAGA